AAATTGTTCGTTTGTTTTATCGACAATGCTAACAATATCATTAGACTTACTTTCTTGTATTTTACCTATTTTTATCATTGAAAAATAAGCTACCATTACAGAGGTTTGTGTAATTATAATATTTATCCAAAATATTGGATTTGATACTTTTTCTTCCGTAAAATCAATACTCAAAATTGAAAATATAAAAATAAGAAGAAAATCAGCTAAAATTATTAGCCCATGAATTATATAAGTTAATTTTTCTCTTTTCATTCTTCCATTGTCTCTCTTTCTTTAATTAATTCTTTTCTTCTGGTTTCAATATCTACTTCCTTTTTTGCAGTTTTATTTATTTCTAGATCATACAGATATTTTCTATTAATTCCTGCATCTATTATTTGAAAGACTAAACCAATTGTAATACTAAATATAATTGTCCAAATACTGTTGGCAATATCAATTGTTGGTAATTTATTAATTAAATCTTGAATCAATTGAACAAATGCTGCAAGAATTGTGACTGGAATTAGTGATGCAATTCCTCCTAAAAAAGTTTTTAAAGGACTTGGATGCAAATCCAAAATCTTCTTTTTAAAATGTTTTGCAATAAAAATTAAATAAATAATACCAGCAATACACCAAGTCAAAGATACAACTTGCTTACTTCCGATTTCAACTTTTTTTAAAACAAATAAATTTTCAATAATTAAAGTAGCTGGAAAAATATATAAAAAAATATATCCAACAAAATATAATATTCTTTTGGTAAAATAAACTTTAAAGCTATTTAACTCTTCTAATTTCTCTTTTTTCATTTTCTTTTTCCTCTACAACCTCTTTTACAGCGTTTGAAATTGGTATTTGCCCATCTTTTTTATTTTCATCTTCTGTGATAGAGCCATCAATAATATTATTTGCTGCATCTTCAACAATTTTTAATGTTTCTTCGACAAGTTTTTTTGCTGATGCATTTAAATTTGAATTGTTAAAAGCAATTGTCATTGCTTCACTTTGTTTTTTTAAAATGTCAGTAATTTTCTCAATTGTTTTTTCTGCTTCAATATATTTTGTAGATAAATTGTTTACTATTACTTCTGCATTTGTAGCATATTTTTGATACTCATCTTTTACAATTTGCAATAATGTTTGTTTATTTTGAATTTTTTTATTTAATTTTTTATTAGTAATTTTTGAAACTATTCCTTGAACAGGGATATATAATGCTCCTATTAAAGAAATGACATATGCGACTTTCTCGCTAGTTATAAATTCGATTATTGTTTCTAAAATTTGTGACATTTTGACCTCCTACATAAATTTTGAATCATCAATAAATACTGCTAATTTAATTACTGCTTGTTTTAATGTATTTAATTGTTCTTCTAATTCTTTATTTTTTTTATATAAATCTTCTATTACTTCTTCTAATTTTTGATTTTTATATTTTATTTTTTCAAGTTTTTCAAATTCTATTTTCTTGTTATCTTTGAGAACTAACAAACTTCCTTCAGAACATTTATTTTTTGATTTTATTAAATCATCTTTTATTGTGTCAAGTATTCTTTTTTCATAATTCATTTTTTTCTCCTTAAAAAAACCTAGGAATTAACCTAGGTTAGTTATTCTACTTTCCAAACTATATCTATAATTTCATTTCGACAATCCCAAATATCGTACAACGTACCATCAATTGCACAAGTTAAATGCCCATTAACTCTTATTATAAAAATTCCTACTGGATTTAAATTTAAAAATTTTTCAATAGTCATACCTTGAAAACTTTCATAACGATTTAAATTATATACACT